CGCCGACCGCTCCGCCCATCGTCGCCAACAGGAAAACCGTTCCGGTCGACATGTCGCGGCTGGTATTTGCAACGTTCAGGATAATCCCGACATTGCCCTTATCAGGGATCATGAAAGTGGGGTCGGCCATTTTAGCCTCCTATTCCTTGAAGTGGTCGCAGCTTATATGCGAGGTCCGTTTTGAAATTAAATCCGCTATTGGCTGCAATTTCATTAATCGCGCCTTGCACGTCGGTCGCCGTCACGCTGCCAGCCGGAACGTTACCTATCTGGTCGGCCGTGGTCGGATTATTTCCAAGCCACGTCCAAACCGCACCGTCGCTATAATATGCCCCCGCATTGCGCCGGTTGATTAGATAAATGCCGGTCGACGTCAGTACCCAATACCGCTCCCCTGGTACGGTGGTCGGATCCGGAAGATCCGCAAACGCATTGACCGTGACGCTATCTTTTCCGGTATAGAGTTCCAGAAAATTGTCGTTAAGCTTCGTTCTGGCAACTAGCCCGGTATCACCATTATTGATAATTTGCCGTGCCATTAGTCAATCCAAACGTCAGTATCGATCCATTCGCCGCCGTCGTTCCAGACACCTAGCGCCAAAATCCAAACAGCACCGCTAGGTGATCCAGGACGGGTAGCTGCCCAAATTATCAGCATATCAGATTGCCAATGTACCTGCTGCGCCGCCACCTAATTGCACGACTGCACCTTGCGCGGTCGAGAAAACGAACGGAAGCGGCGTATATACACCTGCGGTCACAGGTACCGCGTTCACAAGTACAGTCCCGTCCGGATCCGTAAGTGTGAGCGTGCCCGTCACTGTTGCTAAAAACCCGCCAACGTTGGTGCCGCGAATAGTGTAGGCACCATTCACTCCCATAGGTTGCGGGCGAAAACGCTCCCGAACATTCATTTCAATTCTCCCAACGGAATGTTCTCACTTGCCGGAATGGCCCTGCTCCGCGCGGGAGCGAAACAGGGCCTTTCAACTTCCATCCGGAGAACAGGACGGAATGCGGCTAATCCCCCGATTAGCTGCCGTTGAAACGGGCAGTCCGGAGACGTTCGCGGATATTCGCGTTCAAGGCCACGTCGAAACGTACACCATGCGCGCCGGTATAGAAGTCGCTGTGCTGCCACATACGGACAGTCAACGGGATCTTCGTCAGGCGACGGCGCATTGAAGTGTCCGATGCTGGCAAGATCAGAGGCACGGTGTTGACGACAACAGCCGGTTTCTGGATCAGCAAGCGCGGGGACAATGCAGTGCTTGGCGCACCGAGGAACGTCAGAACGGCGTTATCGGCTGGTGCGGCAGTCACGGTTGCGTGCGCGGTGTTGATGTTGACGTTATCGCCTGCACCCGAACCAGGGACGATGATTGCAGGGAAGATTACAAGCGTTACCGCGCCTGCAACTGCCGTTGCGTCGGCGATCACCGTAAACTGCTGCAAGCGTGCAGGAGTTACCGGAGCCTGCTTACGGTTGTCGTAAGCAAAGACACCGGGCAAGGTGAATACTTCACCAGCCTTGTAGGTTTTGGTACCTGCGGTATCTAGCACCAGGTTTTGCGTCATGTGACGACCGTTGACGGTTCCAGCCTTGGCAACGTCGGCATAGTTGACGTTCTGGTTTGCACCATTAATCAACGCTTCTGCCGTTGCGAGGCGAGTACCCGTGGTCATCACTGGAAGCTGGTTGGTGAACATGGTTTTGATACCGTCGAGTTCGCCCGTGAAGCCCTTGCGGAACGTCGAGGTCGACATGGCATCCGGTCCAGGCAGTTTGACAACCTGGTCGCCCAACTTCATCTTGTCGGTGTAATTCATGATGTAGGAAAGTTCGGAGTCGTCGACGCCATTTTCCTTCAAGCGGGTATAAGCTGCCGCAGCGTCAACCCATTCATCAACCGAAGTGATACCGTCGCCCAACCAATCGGCGGAGCCCAAGGTAGCAATCTGCATGATGTATGCGTCGATCTTTTCGGCGAGGCTGGTTGCCGCACCAAGCAGTGCCTTGCTTTCGCGCGCTTGACCAATGGTTTTGATTTTGACGAAATCGCCCCAACCCATGTTGGCGTTGAAGGTACCGGTGACTTCGAACAGTTCCGAACCAAATACGGTACCATCAGTACCGGCCGAAAGATCCTTCACGCCGTTTTCAGTACGGGTGATGTTGTAGCGCGGCGTGATTTGTTCGAGAACCTGCAGACCGTTGCGGTCGTCCATTTCGCCGTCGTACTCGTTCCAAGTTACGGCGTCGGCGGAAACCAGGTTGTTTTGCAATACCATTGCAAAGGAATTGAGAACAAGCTTTTGCTGTTCGGCGGTAACTGCACCCATGAGAAATACTCCCTATCCTTATGCGGATAGGGAGTTTCCCGATCCGCAGTTCAACGTGACCTTTTTGCGTCTGCTTCCCAGGCTTTCTCGAAATCGTCGAGATTGTCGGTAGCTGGACTAATATTCGTTCGGGAATTTGCCCCCCGAGCAACGTTTTGCGGCGGCGGCGTCGCTCCTGGTTTTGTCCGTGGAGTTTTGCCCTTGCCGATTTCGGCATCACGCTCATTCACATATTTCAATTGGGCAAGAGGGGAAAGTTTCGCCACGCGGCTTGCTTCCTTTTTATCCTGCGACAATTCATATAGAATTTGCGCACCGTTGTCGGCTTCTGTCGCCGCTTCGAAAGTCGTTTGGGATAAATCCCAATCTCCGCGCATGCCCGCTTCTACAACTGTTTCCTGGAAATCGTCGTAAAGTTCGGAGCCCTTATCGGAAATCTCTTCGACTTTCCCGAGCAAAGCAGTCTGTTCTTCGCGAATAGATTGTTGTTGCTCGTTTTCCTGCTCACGTTGCAGGACCGCATCGGCTTGCTCAATGGCTTTCAGTTGAATGCCATACTCAATCCGATCCTCGATATAACGGTCATCAAGGCGTCCGAGCGGGTACTTGTCGACGTCGGTAGGATCCGGCGCTTTAAGTTCCCTTGCCTTGGAATTATCATCGGATTTATCACCTTGCAAGCGTTTTTCGAGATTTTCCAATCGCGCGGCTAATTCGTTGTTCGGATTTGCTTGCAATTGACGCAATTGCTTCGCCAATTCTGCCTTTTCCCGCTTCAATCGATTAATTTGGCTTTCTTTCGGATCCGGCTTTTTCTTGCCTTCTTCATCTTCCTCTTCTTCGCCGTTATCGTCGGGATCTTCTTCATTGGTAACATCGTCATTACCGACGTTATCTTCGGGCTTCGCGGCTGGCTTGGCTGGTGCTGCCTTTTTAGCAGGCTTTTCCCCTTCGGACGCAAGATTGGTGTCTCCTACTTCGACTTGCCCTGCCGCTTCGAACGCAGCAAATTCATCGTCACCGCCCCCACCTGCGTTATCGTTGCCTTCGGCCGTGATACTGCAAATGCTACTGACGGCGTAAGCCATTGGTGAAATTCCGGTAAATCGCTTCATTTTTGTTCTCCATTTTCGGGCTTTTCAGTTTCCTTGGTCCGCTGGTCGAAGTCCCGATCTTCTCCCACCAAATTGTTGTGCTGGTCGAGAATGTCCATCGTTTGACGGAATTCTTGATCCTCTGCCTTTCTGCTGCGCTCTTCGTTTTTGCCGTTGACGTCGGCCATACGTGCCCGGGCATCAATGACGGCTTTGTAAGCCTGCGATTCCGCAAGGCGTGCGCGGGCTTCGGCGTTCGCTGCATTTGCCGTTTTGAGTGCAATTTCAGCTTCGGCCGTTTTCGTCTCGATTTGCTGCTGCAGTGCTTGGACCCGGGATTGCTGGTCCTGCATCTGCTTCATTTCCGGCGTCAGTTCGTCGGCCGGGATCGTACCGGGAGGCAACAGCATGCGGAAGCGGCGAGCAAATTCGTCAGCCTTCGGCCAATCCTGCGCTTCGGCGACAAGATCCATAACACCGGCCGCAGCCTGGGGCATCGCGTTCACAAAGGCCATCATTTGTTCGGCCGCAAGTGTGCGTTTTGTCTCGCTGGCAGGGCCGGTCGAAACGGTGATACCGTATTTGCCAAGCGTCACGTCGGAATTCGGATCCGAGGGATCGTTAATGGTCATCAACGTTGTTTTGTTATCCCGGCCGGTGATCGTCAGCGTGCGCTGCGTATCGTAAATGTAGGGGATAAGTTCGTTGATATTCTTTGCGCAGCGTTGGTCGGCGAGACGGCGGCGGTCGACATAAATGTACGTGCCGACGTCGGAAACCTGCTGCCGCTGCTGAATGGCGACCTTGGAAACTTCGTTGCTTGGCATCCCCAATCCGGCTTCATGGATATTGGAGATATCTTTGATATCCTGCGACGCCATGCCTGCCTCATTGACAAGTGCAGCGTCGATCCCGGGAGGTGGAACGTGCGTCGGTACGGGCTCGCCGTCGTTGAAATACAGAAAGGGATCGTCGGCAGTCGGCGCACGGCGCCATTTCGCTTCGTGCCCCTTCACGGCGTCTGGTGTCGTCAACCACTTATTGCGCGGTGCCGCGACAAGTTGCTCTGCGACGGTCGACCGCCAATAGTTGTGCAGGCGTTGAGGATCCTTGAGGAAGCGGATAAGTCCCCAACGGTGGATTTTCTCGCCGTCGTTTACTTCCCAACCAGGCACCCGGTAAATCGGGATCGATGAAATCGGATAGTCGTATGGACCTTCCAGAATGTCGTTACCGGAGCAAATGTAGAGGCGTGCGAAGCGATTAGGCACTTCGCGGATATATGGGCTTCCGTCCGAACGTGTTTCGACGAAATTGATGTACTCGTATTCCTCTTTGTCGGTGACGTCGTGCACGGTGCCGTCGATGTAGAGTGCGAGCGTCTTTGTGCCTTCCGTGACCATGCGCCAATAGGACACAATCCGCACGGTATCTTCTGCCAGCCAATAGCCGTTTTTGTTCCACACCTTTTCGTTGATAAACGAGGTTTCGGAAGCCCAAGGCCAACGCCTTTTGAATTCCTGTTGGGGAATGTCATCGCCGACAAATCCCCATTGGCAATCTTCGCCGCTTGGCTCGATCCCGAGTGGATCCATCACACAGGAATAGGGATCCGTAACAGCCGATAGGCGAATTTCCTGCTCAAAAACGTCGTCGCTGGTATAATCCAGTCGCAGCGTGAAAAAGCCTTCGCCGCCGATAACTTGATATTTCGCAGCTTCGTCGCGCGCAAAATCGGCATTGGAATTTTTGAATATCGAACGAATGAGCCCTTCGCGGATTTCCGCAATTGGCTTTGTGCCTGCCTTGTCGGGAAATACACGAATTTCCGTCTCATTCATAAGACGGTTGCCGACGATCTGCGCCACAAAGGCAATCAGTCGGTTGAATGTCAGTACGGGCTTGCGCTGGTCCTTACGGCGTTGCTCTACGACGGGATCCCACTGATTGCCGACCGTAAACTTCGCATCTTCCTTGCCTGCAAGTACGTTGTGCTCGTTAAATCCATAGCCCCATTCGTACTTTTCCCGCATTTCCTGCAGGAATTCTTCGGGGTAATCATAACCTGTAGGTGTTCGCGGACGCTTGCGCGCCAAATCATCCTCGAATTCTTCCCGAGCAAAGCTGTCCCGTAATCCTGCCATTTCGAAAACCCCTACTTAACCCATCCGCCGCAACCTGCCTATATAAGCAGGGTCAGTATTGTACTTTGACGCTAATGCAATATGACTTTCTTTGGAAGCCCGTATTTCCGCCAATTCTGGTTCAAAGAAACGTTGTCTGTATCTTCCGCCACCGCGCAATGTTTTATGGCTCTTGGCGTCTTTCATATTATCGAGCGGTGAAGCCCACTTCAAATGTTTTGGATTGATACATAATTTTTGCCCACATTTATGTGCAGCTTCTTCCCCTAGTTCGGGCTCCCCGTGCACTAATTTACAAACATAATTATGCGCCTCATAGTTTTTGGTAATCCCAAATTGCTTATTCGAATGTGCAGCATACCCATTGCTTTGCCGAATTGCGAACGGCCAGATTATGCAATCATCAGTGTCGCTTGCGATAGCGTTAAGAATAAACTGCTCCCTAGTAAGCATGCTGCTATCGCTCCCATCCAGCCGGTATCGCCGCCATATTCCCAAAATCTCTCGTTGTCATCTACCAATGGAGGCCCTCCATTATGCCCGATCATATCACCAGCTTCAAAGCCTTGTGATTTTTTCGGTTTCGACCAATTTTCAAAATATTCTTTGGTCGCGAAAGTCAGTGCGCAAGCATCGGATAAGTCGGTCGACGGAAGCCCGCGCGCTTTCATTTCGGTTTTGCTTTCCAGCAACCAATCATTATTTGCGCGAAACTTTTGCTTTGGTCCACTCAAATCTGTTGCCAGGTCGTCATCGTCGGGAATTGCGCCGCCTTCGATTATCCATTCCTTGAAGTCACCGTACATTTCCGCGCGGCGATTCCAAGGGCCGGCACGTTTGGGTGTCGCCTGTTTCATGCGCGACGTGCCGCCGAAATCGATACCTTTCACTACGTCGGCATACTTGCGGTTCATGTTGCGCAAGCTGGAAATGATGTTCTGCCCCATAGATCCGCGGTCGATGCACATACGGTTAGGGTTGTGTTCGTCGATGATGGATGAAAGCCACGCGACCGCATCGTCATGTTCCAGCTTCATGCGGTAGATCACTTCCAGGATCTTGTCGCCGCGCCGGAACGCAACTGCAAATCTGTCTCCGCCTGCACCGGCCGGATCCACGCCGATAATCAATGGCGCGTCGGGTGTTTCCATCTGTCGCTTGCGTGCTCGCAGCACCAGAGCGGGTTTGATAAATACACCGTCCATATCGGCACTTGCAAATGCTTCGGTGACGTCAATCGGGTATTCCTGCCGGAATTTGCCCATCGATCCGAGTTCGTGGATCTTCGCACGGCGCCAGAGCATTTGCTCGTTCGAAAGCCCGTAAGCTTCCTGATATTCGAGTTCGGAGAGCTCTCCTTCCTCTTCGGGCTCCTGCATCGGTACATAGTCGCCATATTCGACATATTCCGGCTGGACGGTCCAGGGCACGAATACGGCGCGGTAGCGGCCGATACCCTTCATGGCATCCTTGTACCGCTTGTGGAATTCCCCGACCGGCCCTGCCGACGTCGTTTCCAGCCAGATTTCGGACGGGGCTTTCACCCATCCCTTGATTTCGCCAACGCCTTTTTCGAACGGGAGCGGATTTGGAGGTTCGCGCCATAGGACGCCCCAAACGCCGCGCACTTCGTCCACACCTTGCACCGATGCTGCGAAGTGGTCGGCCGCATTGGTCCACCATGCCGCTTCGGATCCGTGGAAGAACGTAACAGCACCACCGCGACCGCCTGCCTTCTGTCCAGCCGTTGCGACCTGATAAGAGGATCCGCGTTTGATGAATTCGAGTTCTTTTGCGTTATCGGTACCGACCTGGGGAGGAAACGGATGCTTCTCCTGCATCAAGTCGGTCATGCCGAATAGCACGTTGGACGACGCCATTTCGTGCGAGAGAATGTAGATCTTTTGTCGATCCCACAAAGTCGCTCGCCAATAGCCGCGCGCTGCAACATAGGTCGAGAAACCCTGCCGTCGTCCCTTCAAACCGGCGAGACGTACCCATTTTTCTTCGGCAAGTTGCTTTTCGGCCGCTTCGTGCAAAATAAGCTGTGCGGAGTTCAATTCCAGCTTTTCGAGGTCGCCGGATTTTGTACGGATATTGATTGCTTCACGCGCAAATCGCCGAAAATCGGATTTCCAATATGCGACGCGGAGCGAAAGCCACCGCTCCCGCACCTCGTCAATTGAAATTCCGGCGTCACTAGCGACTTGCTGTAAATTCACGGTTCAAACCTCGGGCAGGACGTCATGTGCTTGTCACGGCCGATAATTCCGGCTTCCAGGACAGGGCATGTGCAGTCCGCGACCGGTACCGACATTTTGAGTATGTCAGGCATTTCCGGCAGGTCATTTGCAGGCGGTTGTAGATCCTTCATAGGCTTCGGCCGGTCCGGTGCAAGGAACGGCATTTGCTTGACGCCTCCATATTCCTTCAAAGCCCAACAGATGAATTCGATATTTTCGTTGAAGCAGTTGCCAAGATCGATTGCGGCAATTTCAACTTCATCGTTGGTTGTCGCTTCATTCATGGCCCTAAACTTTGCCTGCAATGCAACTCCTAGCTGCTTTGCAGCTTCCTTACGTGCGCGAACGGTCATGCTACGGTCACTTTCCTGAAAAGAGCCTTGTTCACGTCGACTTTGGTATCATCCAAAATAAACTCTGCGCCTTCGATCCCGCAGCCGTATTTGTCCTCGCCTTTCCAGCGCAGAATCGTTCCGGCCGGAATGACAAGATCCCGCGTTACCTGGTAGCTGGCAGGATTGCGCTTCGGCGGTCCCTTTTTGATTTTTGCCTCGGTCATAGATCGTACTCCACAATTTTTGCCTGTTCGGCCGGAACAACTGGCTTTGTCATCAATTCTGCGCCGTGCGCTTTGGCTGCAGCTTCCAAGTCCCCGATTAATCCGGTCCCTACCCACGGGTAAGATTTGTTGCAGCGCAGTTGGTGAGCCCAATAGGCCAAGCGCTTCCCTAAGTCTGGATCTTTCATGGCAAGTTCTCCTTTTGCCGGTTAGAGGTCGTATGTTTGGGGTATTTCCGTAAATTCAGCTTCCACAACGTCCCCCATACGTTCGAGGCGGTTAATGGCGT